GGAGTGGTTACCCTTACATACCTTTACAGGTGTGCTGTATCTTCATACTGACCTAGGCAAATGCTTAGGTTGCTGCCATTAATAAAAGGAAACATGATGACGAAAGTCACTCGCCGTGAGGCGATTATGTTCCTCCTCGGGAGCCTGTCCGCCCTTGGGGGAGTTAAAACCTCCACGGGTATCGGTTCAGTCTCTCTCGAGAATTGCAGCGGCGTTCCCTTTCCTACCTCCGCTAAAGACGTTCAGAACTATTACAGTTCCTTGTCTATGGCGGAGTTGGAAGCGGAATTGAGGGTTCTTGCCCTCGTTATCGAAGGTAGGCAATCTGGGAACTCCCCAGTCGCCGAAAAGGCTCGTGAGATCTTTCTTGCGAACCCTCCTTTGGGTAAGCTATGACTACTGGGTCCTGGGCCTCTGGCCCGTATCCTGCACCCACGACAGAGAAGCTTCACTCGGCTAAGAACTGGACGGGCGGCGATGGCAAAACCATCACCACTCGCTTCACTCGAAAGCCGAAATGGAACTCTTATTCTGTTGCCCATATACGTATGAGGTCTTCCAACCCTAACAAGGTTGGATACATAGACCCCGTTACGCATTTGTATACTGAGAGGACTAATCACTCTTGGCGTACATGGACCAGCGGTGACGCTGGTACCACAGCTTATGGGCCCGTGAATGCGGCAGGTGGGATTAACTCTCCTACTTTTCCGCTTAGTCGGTTCCAGATATTCTGGACCGATCGAGAGGAGTCGGCACTTCTTTCGAAGTTGTTGAAAAAAGTTAAGGGCCACGAGATGGATCTCGGGGTATCCCTAGCCGAAGTAGACAAGCTAGCAGGAACAGTCCTTGGGACTCTAAAGTCGATAGTCTACGGTGTGAATGATTTGCGGAGATTAAACTTCGCTGCGTTCGCTCGTAGATTCAGTGCCTCCCCGCCGCGTAAGGACGCGGTCGACAAGATGAAACTTCTCGATATATCGGGTAGGTACTTGGAGATGCGCTACGCCTGGGAGCCAACCATCCAGGATTGCTTCGAAGCCGCGAAGGCTTTTGAGGCGATCTCGAATGGTCCCAGGCAGCTGTACAATCGTGCAGCAAAGCACAAAGAGTATCAACTTTCGTGGAATACTAATTACTTAGTTGGTGTACCTCAAGTTGTTGAAGTTAGGAGATCCTATCTCTTCGAATTGTACGAGGAGATGGGGTTTGCAAGACAGCTGGGCTTAATGAACCCGGCGACGATTCTATGGGAAAGAATCCCATTTTCGTTTGTGTTGGATTGGTTTATGCCAATCGGCACGTACTTGAACCTAATAGGTCAAATACCTTTCATGAAAGGTCGTTTTCTCAGAACCTCAAGCATTCGGACCTCTACTGCGGGAACAGGATTCCCGCTAGGGTCCGGGCGTGAGCAATCTGGGATTTCGCCTGATTGTGACTTCGAGCTCTTCAACCTAGAGCGTTCAGTCTTAGGATCCCCT